ACCACCTCCTGATTTAAGTGGGTGTTCAACGACATTTTTAACTTTCTTAAGCTTTGATTCTAAGTTGGTAACTTTGTTTTGAATGTTCTTAACTTTGTTAACGACGGATTTTGCTTGTTTCATAAAAATAAGGTGAGATAATGAGATAATGTATAATAGTAAATGATGATGAGTGATGATAAGTTTACAGTGATTGATTATTAGATGGTAAAACTGACTACATACTGTCGTCAATTTCACACCAATAGTTTATTTTTGGATATTGAATGACAGCTGGTTCAATGAGTGGTGATGGAACTAGTGATAGAATTCTGTTGAATTCAATTAAATCATCTGGTGTGAGACCATAACGTGGAGTTAAAACCCACATCCAGATTGTTTCAGACATGTTGTATGCTTTGTTTGTGTCCCAATACGAGGGATCGGCAACATGTTTGAAATTTCTATCAGCTAGTCGTTGATTGACAGCTTTTGCATAATCATAAATGAATGGTATGTGTTTGCAAGATTTCATTAATTCTCTCATGGTTTGTGCTTGACTTTTAACTCCAGCTTTATTTAGATTCCAACCAATTTTGTGTAGCAATTTTCCTAATTTAGGTCCAAAAACTACAATGTCCTGATTTGTTTCAGGATCAACTGCAGGGTAAGGAATTTTGCTACAAAAATCCACTTCATGTATGTGGGTTGTGTATCTAGCTTTGGGTTCAAAACCAAGTTCAATTGCAAATTCAACTATTGAGTGCCAATTATGTTCTAAATATTCAGCTTCTCCAATGATGAGATTGTCATCACCAGCAACAGCGGTATCAAATTGAGAATCGTCTAGGAGTGCACCTAAAGCAATTGCTGCGTTTACCTTGCTGTTTTTGTTGGTAGTATTAGCACGACCTGAACCTGTTCCATCGTTTGTTTTATAGTATACACCGTGTCTGGTATATCCTTCTTGGATGGCGTCGGTTTTTAGTGCATCATACACTGGTGGATGTTCTTTAATCCCACATCTAACACAAATTTCATCAGAGAATTCACGTGTGACTTCGTTAATTGTACTATCATATTTGACATAGTCAATCATAACGAAGGCAGGATTCTTATATCTATTGCAACATTTTGAAAACCAAGCTCCTATTTCATCTGATGTTTGTCCAGATGTAAAATAAACGTTGGTTTTCTTCCCATTCCAAACACTTTTCATGTGTTGTGAAAATTTATACATCCAGGGTCCAAAAACAACATTTTGATGTGTTGGTTGTCCTTGAATTAGACGGGGTGTTGCATCTTCAATTCCATCAAGTGTTGAGCCGAAAGAGACTTTTTCTAACTTGA